CCGCCGCGCACACGCAGCCGAAAAATCCGGGCCGGAAAATCCCCGGCCGGACGGCACCGGCTCCAAGGTTTCCGCGCATGACGCGCGCGGGCCGCGGACGTGATCCGCGGAGATGATCGCGGACGCAATACACGCCAGGAGGAACACATGGGAACAGTCACCCGCATGGAGCTGCGGAAGATCTCTGAGCTCCACCCCTACGAACACAACGCCAAACTCCACCCGCCGGAGCAGATTGAGAAGCTCCGCAGATCCTTCCGGGAGTTTGGCATGATCGTCCCCGTCGGCATCGACGGCCAAGACCGCGTGATCTACGGACACGGCAGGCTGCTGGCAGCCCAGGCGGAAGGCTGGGCCGAGGTGCCGACCGTCACGATCACGGACCTGACCGAGGATCAGCGCCGGGCCTTCATTCATGCGGACAACCTCCTGGGTGAGACCGGCTACGACAAAGACGTCCTCCGCAGCGAGGCGCAGGCCCTCCGGGCCGCCGGCTTCGATGTCACCCTGGTGGGCTTCGAGGCTGCCGGGATCAAGCTCGGCGACACGGAAGCCGCAGACGACGCCCTCCAGGCCGACCACTATTGGGAGACTGAAGGCGTGGACAGCGAAGAGTACCAGGAGTGGCTGGAGTCGAAGCAGCCGAAGAAGACAACCGACGACTGCTACACGCCGGTGAACATCTTCGAGGCCGTGAAGGCCTGGGTGCTGCAGCACTATGATCTCGGCACGCCGGAGGTCGTCCGGCCGTTCTTCCCTGGCGGAGACTATCAGCAGTACGAATACCCGGACGGGTGCGTCGTCATCGACAACCCGCCGTTCTCCATTCTGTCGGACATCTGCCGATGGTATCAGGACCACGGTGTCCGGTTCTTCCTTTTCGCGCCCGGCGTTTCCCTGTTCTCCATCGCCTCCGGCACCTGTCACTACCTTCCGGTCGGTGTCCAGGTCGTCTACGAAAACAAAGCCCAGGTTAACACCAGCTTCGTCACCAACCTTGGTGAGTACCGGATCGAGATCGCGCCGGATCTGTACGCGGTCCTGGACAAGACCAACGACGAAAACCTCCGAACCCTGGTCGCGGATCTGCCGAACTATGACTACCCGGACTGTGTGGCCGCGCCCGCGAGAATGACAAAGCTCGCGAAGTACGGACAGACGCTGAAGATCCCGGAAGACCTCTGCAGCTTCACCCGCGCAATGGATGAGCAGAAGGAAGCCGGCAAGGCCATCTTCGGCGGCGGATTTTACCTCGCCTTCTCGGCGGCAGCCGAGAAGGCGGCAGCCGAGAAGGCGGCAGCCGAGAAGGCGGCAGCACACAAATGGAAGCTATCAGCCAGAGAGCAGCAGCTCGTAGCGGCTCTCGGCCAGGATCAGCGCGATGGCGCGGCCGGCTGAGCGTCCAGCGTGCCCGGAGGCGCCGGCGTGGCTCGCCGGCAGCCTCCTGGCACGCTGGACAGAGCTGGCGCCAGTGTTCTGGCGCATGGGCACTCTGAGCGAACTGGAGGTCCCGACCCTCGCCCGGTACATCCTGGCGGAGAACAACTACCTGAAGGTCTCCGACCAGCTGCAGACCGCGCTGAATGAGGGAGACTCGGAAGAAGTGGGTAAGTGGCTCGCGGCACAGGACAAGCTGATCAAACAGATCCTCACCCTGGGCGAAGCCCTCGGGCTCACCGCCGAGAAGCGGAAGGCCATGGGCTGGACCCTTCCGGGATAAACGGCAGCCACATGCCTCGCCGGTCCGAACGCTTGCGATCCTCGCGGGCTTTTGACGTAGGACCGGCCGGGCATTGTACAAAATGACGAATACTGACAGAGACCGGAGCGCACGACGCCGGAGTCCATCACCGCAGCAGCGGAAGGACTCCGGCGTTTTTCGTTTCCGGCGGAGGCGAAGCATGAAGAACCCCTGCGACCGAAAGTGTCCGGACCGGACACCGGAATGTAAGCCGACCTGCCCCTGGCGGGCGGCCTGGCTGGAAAGCCTGAAGCCGATGCAGAAGGAACGCCAGCGGGAACGGATCCTGGACGGCTACCAGGTCAGCGCGCTGCAGGATAACCGGCGGCGCTACGGATGGAAGAACGGGAGGCCGAAGCTGTGAGCGAGACGACGACCAAGGCCAAAGGCCGGACAAAGGAGCAGATCTACCGTGAACAGATGCAGGCGCTCGGGATCTATGAGGAGATCTTCGAGCCGGAGATCAAAACCCTGGCCCGCGTGGAGCGAGAGTACACCCGAGCCGAAAAGGCGTGGAGCGCCACGGCAGCGCCGGGCGGGAAGCCTTCCTTCCTGGATCCGCACTACGCGATCATCCAGCGCCTGCGGGCGGAGATCCTCCAGCACCGCGAAGCCCTGGGCCTCACTCCGAAGGCCCTGCGGAAGCTGACCGGCGCGGCCGGTGTCGAAGCACCGGAGCAGAAGGACCTGATCACCGCCAAGCTCGACCGGATCGCCGAGCGCGTGGCCGGTTATGACCTCACGCCGGGCGGCAGCCCGGCGGCCGGGCTCTACATCGAAGGCGAACAGGGTCCGGAGCTTGTCGTTCCTCGCGACAGCGAGGACAGTCGGACGGCGGCCCGGGGCGTTTATCAGCAGACCTTCGGCGTGGATCCGCGCCAAGATCCCTTCGCCGGGATCCCCGCGGCGGACGAAGCTGCCGTTATTTCCGATAAGCTGGACCAGCAGGACGCTGCGGAAGACATCAACGAACGTCTCGCCAAAGGCGTCGGGCCCGGCCCCCGCGGCGAAATCTGTCCTGCAGCGGATGGGCCATGGTATGCCGAAGACTACGACCTGGCGGCGGCCGTGGCGGAGGACATGGGATGAACCTCTCCCCTGCCCCGCACTTCCCCGCCGTCATGGATTACGCCAGGAAGACGGCGAAGGACCCCAACGTGGAAGAGATGCAGCAGCTGGGCGCTCGGCGCTTCCTGAATGACCTGGACTCCAACAAGTGGGACTTCCGGCCGGCGCTGCCGGAGTTTGTGATCCAGATCATTACGGGGCTCTTCAGCTTCAGCCAGGGCGAGCGCATGGACGGCACGCCCCTGCGCGGCGAGCCGATGGAGCTGATGCCGTGGCACCTGTTCTGCATTTACAACGTCTGCGGCTTCTACCTCAAGCGGTCGCAGATCCGGCGCTTCACCGAGGCGGACTGGTTCGCCCCGCGCAAGACGGTCAAGACCACCGCCGGTGAGGGCCTGCAGACTTCCCTCGCCCTCTGGTACCGGAAGTCCGGCGCCAAGGCCAAGACCGTCGCAGGATCCCTGAAGCAGGGCATGGAGGGCTTCAACTGGTTGACCTACAACTTCAAGCGCCTGGGCCTGGTGGCGGACGGGAACCCGCGGAACGTGCCCCTGCAGATGCTCGACAGCAGCCTCGGGCACCGGATCTCCGGTGAGATCTGGGACGGGTTCATTGATCTGGAGACACTGGCCTTCAAGCCGGAGCTCTTCGACTCGTTCAATGCCCAGTTAATTCACCTGGATGAGCTGGAGCTCTATAAAAACGACATCCCATACACCCGCCTGCGCGACTCCATGAAGGCCTTTACCAACAAGCTCATCCTCTGCACCTTCACCGCCGGCGACGACGGCCTGGGCTTTGCGGCCCAAAAGAGGGACTACATGGAGAAGATCCTCCGCGGGACCGTCACCGGCGTGGACGCCGACCGGACGCACGTCTTCCTGGCGCAGGCGCCGGAAGAGCCTGACGGCAGCATTGACTTCATGAACCCGGCGGTCCACCGTGCGGCGAACCCGGCCTACAACATCACGATCCGGCCGGAGGACATGATCGCCGCAGCGGAACAGGCCAACGCGCAGCCGCGGCTGCGGAAGGAGTTCCTCACCCGGTCCCTCAATCGGTTCGTCTCCAGCTTCAAGGCCTGGTTCGACGTGGAAGAGTTCCGCCGGTCTGACCGGCGCTACAACTGGAGCCAGGAAGATCTGACAAAGCTGGTGCCCGCCTGGTTCGGCGGGGCCGACCTCTCGAAGCTGCACGACCTGACGGCCGCCTGCCTCGCGGGAGAGATCCCGGCGGCGAAGGCCGCGACAAAGGACTGGACCCCGCCGGAGGACGTGCTGGTGCTGGTGCCGCACTGCTGGTTCCCGGTCGCGGCGGCCACGGAGAAGGCCGACCAGGATCAGATCCCCCTCTTCGGATGGCAGGAAGACGGATGGCTGGACATGCCGAACACCCCCAGCATGGACCCGTCGGAGCCGGTGAAGCAGTTTCAGGCCTGGAAGCGCTTCGGGTACCGGATCCGCGAGACCGGCCAGGACAAAAAGTTCGCCCGGCCCTTCATCACGGCCATGCGGAAGGCCGGCTTCCGGGTTAAGGATCAGCCCCAGCTCTACATGCAGAAGAGCGAGGGCTTCCGGTATATCGAGCACAAGGCCAAGATCGGCTGCCTCTACTATCTCCACGCGGAGCCGTTTGAGTACTGCGTCCAGAACGTCCGGGCCGTGGAGAAGGTCGACGACGCGGTCCAGTACGAGAAGCTGAGCGACAACACCAGAATCGACGTGTTCGACGCAGCGGTCTTTGCGACGGTGAGGCTGCTGATCAGCACCGACCGGTCCAGCGCCGGCGCCGGATGGTTTGAGAACGAAGACGGGACGCCCCGGGAGGGCGAGACGACCGGCGGCGGACGCCGCCCAGGATGGAGGTCATAAATGAGAGTACAAGTGAGAGAAAGACGACTTCCCCAGGCGAGGGACAGACCCCGCAGCAGCGCCGGCGGCGGTACCGGCGCTGTGAGGTTGCGAGAGACCGGCCGGACCGGGCGCGAGACGTGGGACGCCCGGCTGACCTGCGGTACCGGCACTGTGAGATCCCGCAGCCGCGAGGCGTGGCTGGTGGAGCCGAGGGCCGTCCGCAGATCCGGCGGCAGCCGCGGCACTCCCCTCACCCAGGAACAGGCGGACCGCCTGCAGCAGAACCTCCTGCTCTGGATGGAGCACGGCGACATCTGCGTCCCCGGCTACACCCGCCTGAGCGACAACCCGGAGATCCAGACCGGGTGCCTGCGGATCGCGGAGCTTGTAAGCGCCATGCCGATCCATATCTACGAAAACACGCCGGACGGCGACAAACGGGTGGAGAACGAGCTCTCCCGCGTCCTGGACATCACGCCCAACGGGAACATGAACCGGAGCCACTGGCTGACGGTGAACGTGATGAACCTGCTGCTCTACGGCAGAGGGAACGGCGTCTGCGTCCCCCACACCCGGGACGGGTACCTGGAAGCCCTGGAGCCCATCGCGGCCGACCGCGTGAGCTTCTCGGCGATGCCGGGGAGCTTCCGGGACTATCGGGTGCTGATCGACGGGATCCCCCACGACCCGAGGGAGCTGATGCACTTCGTGTACAACCCGGAACCGCGGTACATGTGGATGGGCCAGGGCACGACCGTCACCCTGAAGGAGATCGCGCAGAACCTCCGCCAGGCGCAGAAGACGAAAAACGCCTTCATGAGCAGCGAGTGGAAGCCGTCGATCATCGTCAAGGTGGACGCCCTGAGCGATGAGTTCTCCACGCCGGCAGGCCGGCAGAAGCTCATCGACGACTACATCCGGCCGCAGCAGCCGGGCGCGCCCTGGCTGATCCCCGCGGAACAGTTCCAGGTGGAACAGGTCAAGCCCCTGACGCTCTCGGACCTGGCCATCAGCGACTCGGTCCAGATGGACAAGAAAACCGTCGCGGCGGTGCTGGGCGTTCCGCCCTTCCTGCTGGGCGTCGGCGAGTTCAAACGGGACGAATACAACAACTTCGTGCAGACGAAGGTTCGGGCCATCGCCGAGACGATCCAGCAGGAGATGACGCGCTGCCTCATCCTGAACCCGAAATGGTACGTCCGCCTGAACTACTGGAGCCTGATGGACTACGATCTGGCCAGCCTGAGCGATGTCCTCCTGCAGGGCTCCGATCGCGGCTTCGTCAGCGGCGACGAATGGCGGACCAAGATGCACCTGCAGCCGGCAGGCCTGAAAGAATACCGGGTCCTCGAGAACTACATCCCGTGGGACATGGCCGGATTGCAGAAGAAACTGAAGGACGGAGGCGCGAAGGAATGAGACAGCCCGGCCTGAGCTGCCCGCACGCGAGCTACGGCGAGCAGATGAAGATCCGCTGCAGCAGATCCAACGGCGCGCCCTGCGCCTTCCAATATTTCAAGGCCTGCAAAGGCTGGTGGGCGCTGAGGCCAAACGCCGACAGCTGCCTGCTGCGCCGGAAGGAGGAAAACTATGAGACCAGATGAAACGCGCGACCGGCTCCGCCAGGTCCGCAGCGTCCCGACCCGGTTCGAGACAAGAGAGGATGAAAGCGGCCAGCTTGTGATCGCCGGCTACTTCGTCGTCTTCAATTCGATCTATGAGATCGGCCCGGGCATGAGCGAGAGCGTCGCCCCCGGGACCTTCCTCAACAGCCTCAACGGCGACGTGAGAGCCCTGACCAATCACGACAGCACCCTGGTGCTGGGCCGGACAATCGCCGGCACGCTGAAGCTCCGGGAGGACGATATCGGCCTCTGGGGCGAGGTGATCATCAACCCGAAGGACTCGGATGCGGTGAACACCTACGAGCGCGTGAAGCGCGGCGACGTCAGCCAGTGCAGCTTCGGCTTCCGGATCATCAAGGAAGACACCGAGGTCAAGGACGACGGATCCGTCCACTGGACGATCCGGGACGTGGAGCTCTACGAGGTCAGCGTCTGCACCTTCCCCGCCTATGAGGCAACCAACGTAACGGCCCGCAGCGAACAGCTTGCGGAGATCCGGGCACGGGAGACCGAGGCCTGGAAGAATAAACAGAAAGAGAGGCTCACGAAATGGCATTGAAGGCCCTGCTGATCGGCAGAAAGCTCGCCGAGAAGCGCAGCGCCCTGGCGGCGCTGCAGGAGAAGAACGCGGATTTCGACAGGCGCGAGGCCAAATACGCCGCGGCGATCGAAGAAGTCACCGAAGAGACCAGCGCGGAAGAACGCGCCGGCCTGGAGAGCGAGATCGACGAATTTGAGCAGGAGCGCAGCGCCCACAACGACGCCGTCGCCGCCCTGCAGAACGAGATCCACGAACTCGAAAACGACCTGGCCGCCGAAGAGGCCCGCCAGAACACCACACCGCCGGCAGCGGCAGAGACCGCCCCGGCAGAACATGAGAGAAGGGAGAACAGCACCATGCCCAACATGAACACCCGCGCGCGGATCTTCCGCAGCATGACCCCCGAACAGCGCAGCGCCCTGGTCCAGCGCCAGGACGTCCAGGACTACCTGACCATGACCCGGACCGCGATCCGCGAGAAGCGCGCCCTGACCAACGTCGGCCTGACCGTGCCGGACGTCCTGCTCGGCCTGCTGCGCGAGAACCTGGAGAACTACTCCAAGCTGCTCAAGCACGTCAGCGTCCGCAACGTCCGCGGCGAAGCCCGCCAGAACATCATGGGCAGCGTTCCGGAGGCCATCTGGACCGACTGCTGCGCCAACCTCAACGAGCTGACCATGGCCTTCTACGGCTGGGAGTTCGACTGCTACAAGGTATCCGGCTACTTCACGATCTGCAATGCCAACCTCGAGGACAGCGACCTCGACCTGCTGGCCGAGCTGCTCACCGCCATGGGTGAGGCCATCGGCCTTGCGCTTGACAAGGCGATCCTCTACGGCCGCAACACCAACACCGCGCTCAAGATGCCGATGGGCATCATGACCCGCCTCGCCCAGACCGCGGCCCCGTCCGGCTACCCGGCCACCGCAAGGCCCTGGGCGGATCTGCACAGCAGCAACCTGATCGCCATCGGCACTGCACAGGCTCCGAAGACCGGCCTCGAGCTCTTCAAGGCCCTGATCGTCGGCTCTGGTGCCATCAAGGGCAAGCACGCCACCCGCGGCAAGACCTGGTGCATGAACGAGACTACCCTCACCAAGCTGCAGGCCGAAGGCCTGGCCGTCAACGCCGCAGGCGCGATCGTCTCCGGCTTCGGCACCCAGATGCCCGTCATCGGCGGCGAGGTCGAAACCCTCGAGTTCATCCCGAACGACGTGCTGATCGGCGGATATTTCGAGAACTACGTCCTCGTGGAGCGCGCCGGAAAGAAATTCGCGACTTCCGAGCACGTCCGCTTCCTGCAGGATGAGACCGTGATGAAGGGCACGGCCCGCTACGACGGCGCCCCGGTCATCGCGGAAGCCTTCGCGGCCTTCGGCATCGGCGGCACCGCCCCGACGGCCACCGGCGTCACCTTCCCCCAGGACACCGCGAACACGGGGGAATAAGTCCGGCGGCTGGTACGCTCAGCTCGCCCTCCCCTCTCCGGACCATGAAAGCGGCGGCCGTCACGACCGCCGCAGCGGAGCCGGAGAACGCCGGGCAGCCTGACACGGACGCCGGCAGCCAGAACGCCGAGAGCGTCCCGGATCTCACCGGGATGACCAAGGCGCAGCTGCTGGCCATGGCGGCGGAACTCGGCATCGAGGGCGTCAGCAGCCGGAACACCAAGGCTGAGATCGTCGCGGCCATCGAGGCCGCGGAACGTTAAACGGAAGGAGGCGCGGACATGGACATGGAACAGCTGCTCAGCGGTCTGAAGATCGACCTGGGCATCCGGGCGGACGCCTACGACCAGCGCCTCCGGGACCGCCTCTGTGAGGCGCAGGAGCGCCTCACGGCCGAGGGGATCACGCTGGAAGACACGCAGGCCGACCGGGATCTGGTGATCATGTACGCCGGCTGGCTCTGGCGCAACCGGATCGACGGCGCGCCGATGCCGCGGATGCTGGTCATCGCCCGGAATAACCGCCTCTTCGGCCAGAAAGCCAGGACGGAGGCGAGCACATGAGCCCGAACTCAACGCTGCATACGCCGTGGTCGGATGAGATCACGCTCATCTGGGTGGAGGAGCCGCAGGCGGCCTCCGGCTTCAGCGGCGCGATCGAGCACCGCAGCGAGCCGCCTCTCATGTGCGACTGGGAAGACGGCGTGAGTCAGTCGGAGTTCTACCGGTCCATGAAGGCCGGCGTGCAGGCCAGCGCGCAGGCGGAGGTCAACACGGTGGACTATCTGGACTTCTGGCCGGCCGGGTACAGCGGGTACCGCCTGGCGGAATTTAACGGGCGGCGGTACCGGATCGTCCGGAGCTTCGCCCAGACCTTCGATTCTCTCACGCTGATCCTCACGGAGGTGATCCGATGAGCGAGACGACCCTGCAGGAGGCCTGCGTGGCCGAAGCGATCCAGGCGGCCCTCTCTCCCCTCTTCCCCGGCGCGGTCTTCCCGCACATGTACAAGGGCCCTCTTACCGAGTACATCGTCTGGAACTACAACGTGGCGGGCGAGGTGTGGGCGGAAGGCGTGCCACAGGCCGCGCGTTACCTCGTCCAGGTGCATTTATACTACCCGCACGGGAAAGACCCCAGAGAGGCCATTCTGGCGATCGAGCGGGCTCTCTTTGATCAGGACTTCACCTGGCCCATCCCGACGGACGCCACGGACGCCGACGGCCAGCACTGGGTCCTCGAGTGCGAATACACGGACGGTGGCGGTTATTATGGCTTCGCTTGAGCTCTACGGGCTGGACGAACTGAACGACGCCTTCCGGCGGATCGCCGACATCCCGGAGGACATCACGGCCGAGGCCCTGGACGCCATGGCCGAGGTCGCGGCGGACAAGATCCGGGCTAAAGGCGAGAGCCTGGGCATCCGGGACCCGGAGAGCGGCGAGCACATCCTGGACAAGGTCAGCACCAAACGCAAGCCCAAGATCACCGACACCGGCGGATACAAGATGATCAGCTTTACCGGTACCCGCACCCGCGGGAAGACCAAGACGCGGAACGCGGAGATCGCCTTCGTCAACGAATACGGGAAACGGGGGCAGCCGGCCCGGCCGTTCATCCGCCCGGCGCTGGCCGAGGGAGAAGACGACATCGTCCGGCCGGCCGGCAAGATCATCGGCGACTGGATCGAAAACGAGTATAAACAATAACACGAGATCACAAGGAGGATCGACATGCCTCAGTATGGACTGAAACACATTTACGCCGCCCCGTACAACCTGGCGGCCGGCGCCGTGAGCTACGGCGCTCCGGTCAAGGTCGGCGACGCCATGGCGGCACAGATTGAGCCGGAAATCGTCGAGGCTTCCCTCTACGCGGAGGACGCAAAGGCGGAATACCTGCGGCTCATGGTCGGCGGCACGATCAGCCTGGGCGTCAAGTACCTTCTCGCCGGTGCCCAGACGCTCCTGCTCGGCACCAGAGCGGACACGCACAGCATCTCCTACACTCCGTCGGGCGGGAGCACGCCCACCACCGAGGAGATCACCGGCCAGAGAATCGGCGCCAACGACGCGGGCCACTACGTCGGCATCGCCTTCTACAGCCCGGACCTGCGGGACACAACAAAGAAATACTTCTGTCTGTTCATCCGGAAGTGCCTCTTCGGCCCGCCGTCGCTTAACCTGCAGACCAAGGGGCGGAACATCCAGTTCGCGACCCCGACGATCAGCGGCCAGCTCATGGCGACGGACGAAGAGGACCAGGACTTCTACGCCTGGGCGCTGGTAGACGGCGAGGCGCAGGCGAAGGCCTGGGTTGAGGCGGTCTTCGGGGGCAGCCAGACCGGCGATCAGACCGGTGATCAGACCGGCGACGAAGAAGGCGGCAACCCGTGAGTCTGAAACTGGAAGAACTCCCCTTTGAGTTTGAGGGGAAGACCTACCTGCTGCGGGCGAACATGAACGCCCTGGCGGACGTGCAGGAAGTCTACGGCGGGGCCATCACGGACGCACTGACCGACGGGCGGCCCTACCGCAGCGTGATGGAGTTTCTCGCGGCCATGATGAACGACTACGCCGAGGAAATGGGCTGGCCGGAGCGCTTCACCCGCAAGAGCCTGGGCCGGAAGCTCAGCCAGGGCCAGGTGCCGATGAAGGAGATCTTCGGCCTGGTCACCCGGGCCATCATCCCCCCGCAGGCGGTGTCCGGAGCGGACACCGCAGAACAGACGGCGGAGGATTCCGCCGAATATCCCGGCGACTCGGGAAACTGAACGACCGGGCAGGCCGATCCGAAGGGATCGACATTGCCCGGTTTCTCAGTATCTGGATGTTTGACTGTCACCAGGATGAAAAAACATTCTGGAAGACCATGAACCCGGCCCGGCTCCATGCGCTTTTCAATGCGTATTTCCGGAAGCCGGAACCGCGGAAGATTCAGCTGGATGCTGCTCCGGTCCCGGAGAAAAACCAGCCGAGTCTTTATGATCTTTTTGTAGGAGGCGCCTGATGGCCGGAAGTGTCAGAACCCTCGGCGCGCGCGTCCAGCTGGACGGCGAGGCCGAATACAAAAAAGCCCTGAACGAACTCAACGCGGGGAACAAAACCCTTGCCACGGAGATGCAGAAGCTCAAGGCGGAGTTTCAGGGGAACACGGAGAGCACGGAATACCTGACCCGGGCGGGCGAGCTCCTGGAACGGCAGCTGCTGCAGCAGCAGGACAAGGTCAAACTCCTGCAGCAGCAGCTGCAGGCGGCCGCCCGACAGTACGGCGAGAGCGACACGCGGACCCAGCAGTTCGCCGCCCAGCTCAACCGGGCGCAGGCGGCGGAGTTTGACCTGCAGCACGCGATCGAGGAAAACAACGCAGCCCTGCAGGGGCAGGGCCAGGAGATGCTGGGCCTCGGAGATACTGTCGACACGCTTGCCGACAAACTCGGCGTCAAGCTCCCAAAGGGCGCGAAGGACGCGCTCAACGGCATGGAAGGCCTCTCCGCCGGAACCGTGGCCGCCATGGCCGCGGCTGCCGCCGCGATCGCCGCGATGGTCAAAGTCGTGCAGGAGCTCGGGCAGATGACGCTGGACGTGGCGGCGCAGGTGGACGAATACCTCACCCAGAGCGCCATCACCGGCGTACCGACGGAGATGCTGCAGGCGTGGGACTACGCCGCAAACCTCATCGACGTCTCGGCGGAGACCATCACCGGCTCCATGACCAAGATCACCAAGGCCATGGGCGACGCCGCCGGCGGCAGCGAGAGCGCGCAGGCAGCCTTCGCGCAGCTCGGCGTCAGCATCACGGACGGATCCGGGCAGCTGAGATCGGCGGAAGAGGTCTTCTACGACGTGATCGACGCGCTGGGCCAGGTGGAAAACCAGACACAGCGGGACGCGATTGCGATGGACCTGATGGGCAAGAGCGCCCAGGACCTCAATCCCCTGATCAAGCAGGGCAGCAACGCCCTGAAGGAATACGCGGCGGAGGCCAAGGCGGCCGGGTACATCCTGGACGAAGAGCAGACCAGGAAACTCGGCGAAGTGGACGACGCCTACCAGAAGCTGCAGCTCACGATCGAGGCCAACCGGCGACAGATGGCCGCGGACTTCGCGCCGGCGGCCAAGGCGGCCATGGAACTCTTCTCCGACGCGGTAGCCAAGGCCGGCGAGATGCTGGAGCGCTCGGGGCTGATCGAAAACCTCGCGAGCATCATCGAAAGCCTGGTCGACATCCTGCGGACCGGCGGCGAGATTCTGACCGGTCTGCCGGGCTTCAACACAGCCCTGGACGCGGTACGGGTCACCCTGGGCGCCGTGGCGCAGTTTGTGGCCGTGATCGCCGATGCCGCGGATCTCATCAAGAGCGTGCTGACGCTGGACTTCTCCGGCGCGAAGAACGCGCTGGGCCTCGGCTACGGCTCCGGAACCGCCAACAACTACCAGAGGACCAGGATGCAGCAGGACGGTACCTGGGACGAATACTCCAGCTTCTACGGCCACAACGCCGGGGGCACGGAGAACTGGCGCGGCGGCCTGACCTGGGTCGGAGAAAATGGGCCGGAGCTGGTAAACCTTCCCCAGGGCTCGCAGATCATGAGCAACCAGGAGAGCCGGCAGATGTCCGCGCCGATCATCTACGCAAATGTGACGATCGACGCGAAGAACGTAAAAGAGTTTAACGACGTGGTTGCCATCATGCTGGACGCCGGCGCGGAACTGCAAACGAGGTGAGAATATGGCGAATGTAACAAGGGACCTCAGCTTCAGTAAGTTCTCTTACTGCAAGCAGGCGAGCCCGAACGCGCACGACGGAACGAACACATCCACGCAGTACCGGCTCTCCGACGACTACACCGATCGCTCCTATGACAATTTCCTCCTGTTCGGCGGGCTTGCCGCGTTTCCGACGAGCCTGAAGCGGAACAAGATCATCAGCGCGTCGCTGTACGCCTACATCCGCGGCGGCGACGGCTTCCTGCTCGTCGACGGCCGGAAGGACTTCGACGCCGGGACTGTCACCTACAACACGCTGCCGGCGGATATTTCCACCATCTACGGAGACGCAACGGCCAGCGAGCTCGGGATCAGCGTCGGTTCCTGGGCAAACACATGGATCCCGATCAGGGCTCTCGACGGCGGCAGCACCGCTTACCCGGCGGTGCTCCTTCTGCAGAACAAATCGCTGTCTCTGTCCGGGCCGATTACGATCAATACCACACCATGGCTCGGAAAGACGGTCCTGGCGGACGGAAGCACAAGAGCGTTTGTGCGCGTCACCTACGACAACGCGGTCACGATCAAAAGCAAGCCGGAGATCACCACCCGGCTGAGCGGCGGTGATCCGACGGTGGCGCGCAGCGTCGCGTGGAAACTCGTCAAAAACGACGCCAGCAGCTACTGCCTTGACGAAACCTGGACCCAGGCCTCGGCGAAGCTGTTCTGGCGCGTCCAGGGAGGCTCATGGAACTCCCTTAGTGTTTCCGGCTCGACCATGAGCATCACGGTCCCGGGCGGAACCTTCCCCGCGGGGAAAACCATCGAGTACTACGTCCAGACCACGGACACGGACGGCACGACCGCAAACTCCGAGACGCTGACGATCACCATGACCACGCCGACGCTGAGCGTGACCTATCCGACGGGAAACAGCCGCGACAGCCGCGCGGACATGACATGGACCTGGACGCTGCGGTTCGGCTCGACGGACTACACCCAGAGCTCCGCAAATCTGTACTGGAGGGTCTCCGGCGCCTCGGCCTGGAACAGCATCAGCATCCCGGGAAACACGAAGACGAAGACCGTGCCGGGCTATACCTTCCCCGCCGGGCAAACCATCGAATGGTACCTGACCTCGACGGACAAGGACGGGAACACCGCGACGCTTTCCTCGAGAACCTTCGGGACTGCCGGGACATCCATAGCTCTGCAGAGCTATCCGTCCGGCTCCGGGGTTGATTCGCGCAATGCGGCGTCCTTCTCCTGGCGCGTGTACAACAGCTACGGCGATTTCACCCAGGCCTCGGCGAAGTTCTACTGGCGTGTGAGCAGCGCGAGCACCTGGAACGCCGTCAACGTCTCAGGGAATACAAAGACGCTCTCGATCGCGGGGTACACCTTCCCCGCAGGCGCCTCGATCCAGTGGTACGTCAGCGCAACGGACAAGGACGGCACCGTCCTGACCAGCAGCACGCAGTCCTTCACGACGCAGGCGGTCTCCCTCAGGATGACGGCCAACCCGTCCGGGTCCAACATCGACCCGCGGAACGCCCTGAGCTTCTCCTGGTCGCTCTATACCGCATCCGGAGAGTATACCCAGACCTCGGCGAAGCTCTTCTGGCGCGTCGGGACCACGGGGACCTGGCATGAGATCAGCATCTCCGGAAACACGAAGAGCTACTCCGTGCCGGCCAGCACCTTCCCCACCGGCTCCACGATCCAGTGGTACCTGAGCTCCGTCGGGAAGCAGGACACGACGCACACCACCAGCACAGCTTCCTTCAACACGGCCGCGCCGAAGATCACGGCGATCACCTACCCATCCGGCAACAGCGTGGAGTCCGGGCAGGCACTCAGCTTTTCCTGGGCCTTCCGCAGCGGCCAGAGCGGACAGAGCGACTACGCGCAGGCGTCGGCGAAGCTCTACTGGCGCGCGTCCACGTCGGACCCGTACCAGGTTATCGAGGCCTCCGGAACGACCACAAGCCTGACCGTCCCGAAGAACACCTTCCCGGGCAACGGTTCGACGGTCTACTGGTACCTGGAAGGCACGGACGCCGGCGGCTACACCTCGCAGACCGCGGTGACGTCCTTCCGGACGGTCACCTCACAGATCACACCCCAGAGCAGCCCGACTTCCGGCTACCGGGATCCGCGCAGCGCGATCACCTTCTCCTGGTACTTCAAAACGCCGGCGGCATCCTACGACCAGGCCTCGGCGGTCTTCCACTGGCGCGTCAGCGGCGAAAGCAGCTGGACCGACGTGGCAGCCTCCGGAGGCACCACGAGCGTAACCATCCCGGCCAACACCTTCCCGGTGGCCAGCGAGATCGAGTGGTACCTCAGTGGCACGGACGTGGGCGGCTGCAGCTCAGAGTCCCAAGTCTACAGCTTTTCGACGGCAGCCAGCACGACCTACGCGATCTGTCAGACGCCGATCGGCGTCGTAGAAGACGGCACCAAGCCCATCACCTTCCGCTGGATCGTCCAGAACACGGACGGCACCAAGCCGACCAGGACGCGGCTCTGGTGGAAACTTCCGACCGAGTCTTCCAGCCAGTGGCACCAGCTCCTCAACACCACAGCAGACGTCACGTCCTACACCGCCGCTGCCAAGACCTTCCCGGCCGGGGCGATCGCGTGGCGCGTGCAGGCGTACAACCGCGACAGCGTCGCGGGGCCGGTCAACGAGGCATCCTTTGTGGTGCTGCGCGCGCCGGAGCCTCCGGAAGGACTCTCCGCCACGTCCGTGCCCCTGTCCACGATCAGCTGGCAGTCGGACGGCCAGGAAGCCTATGAGATCACCATCGACGGCGAGATCGTCGCCGCGGAGTACGGGCCGAGCGTCTACAGCTGGACCGTGCCGGAACCGCTGGAAGACGGGGTCCACAGCATCCGCGTGCGGATCCAGGGCTCCTACGGGCTCTGGAGCACTTACGCCGAGACCTCCGTCAACGTGCAGAACACGCCCACCGGCAGCCTGACGCTGGCCGGGAGCTTCGGCGTCGACGCGGATCTCACGGTCACGGCGACGGGCCTGCCCGCGGCCTCACCGGTGCAGTGGTACCGGGACGGCAAGCGGATCGGCAGGACCTCCGCGCGGCAGTTCCGGGACCGCATGGTCCTCGGGACCCATACCTACTACGCCGAGATCTGGCTCGCAAACGGAAACTATACCAGGTCGAACACGGTGGAAGGATCCATGGCCGTGCGGTCCCCCATGATCGCTGCGGCGGAGGGCGGCGAGTGGCTCTCGCTCCGACTGAGCACGGAGCGAGAGCGGACACAGAGCTTCGAGTGGGCGAACACGGTCGCGCTGCAGCATATCGCGGCTGCGGACTTCCCCATTCTGGAGCAGTCGCGCTTCGAGGGCCTGACGGGCAGCTACGACTGCGCATTTAAGGATCCGGCGGAGGCGCGGCGGTTTGAGGCCCTGCGGAAAAAGACCGTCATCCTGAAGAGTCCGCGCGGCCAGGTCGTCGTCGGCGGCTTCAGCCAGTACGCAAAAACCGCCACGGCGTTCTGTGACAGCTACACCTTCAGCATCCAGCAGATTCACCGGGAGGACTTTGTCGATGACACGGACGCTTGATTTCCGTTACCGCATCATGCGGGACGGCGCCGACTACGGCGAGATCTATCCCCCGACCGGGGCTGTCCCGCGGATCTCCATGCGGAGCAGCAACGCGGTGAAGATGAATTTCACCGGCTCGTTTCTTCCGCCGCAGAAGGACGTGGACTGGATGCACGACGAAATCCGGCCGGAGCTCATCCTGGACGGCGTCGCGCACAGCCTCGGGATCTACCGGCCGATCAGCGTCCAGGAAGCAGACAACGGGCAGACCGCGAGCATCAACATCACGGCGAACGACCGGTGCTGGACCGTGCGGGACACCCGCCACGACAGCCGCGTGTTCTTTGCCGCCGGGACCAACTATGTCGCGGCGGCCGTGTCGGTCCTGACCGGGTCCGGCATCGCGGTGATCAACGCGGTCCCGACGTCCGCCGTGCTGGCCGAGGACCGGGAATGGCCGACCGGCACCAGCTGCCTGGACATCGTGAACGAACTGCTCACCGAGATCAACTACGGCCAGCTCTGGTTTGACGGCCGCGGCGCCGCCATGATCCGGCCGGTCATGATCCCCGCGGCGGTCAACATCGGCCACGTCCTGGACGACACCAAGATCGAGAGCCTTCTGCTCCCGGGGATCCAGAGCGAAACGGACGTGCTGGCGGCGCCGAACGTCTTCGTCTGCGTCTGCAGCAACGCGGACAAGAGCGCGGCCATGACGGCCGTCGCGGAGAACACCAACCCGCAGAGCCCCCTGAGTATCGCAAGGCGGGGAAAACGGATCACAAAGGTCATCCAGATCAACAACATTTCCTCGCAGGAAGCGCTGCAGGCCTTCGCGAATCGGCAGGTCTCGGACAGCATGATGGCCGGCGAGGTCATCACGGTGAAGAGCTGCCTGCTGCCGGGCTTCGGGGTCGACGACGTGACGGCCATCCGCTACGGGGAGCTGATGGCGATCTGCAGGGAGTCCGCGTGGACTATGGACCTGAAGGTCGGCGGACAGATGACCCACACACTGGAGAGGACGGTGATGACGCTTGATTAACCCATTTAACCGACTCCTGGACCGGCAGGAACAGCAGACGGGCGGCGCGGACCTGCTTCTCGCCACGGTGGCCGCCGTTACAAGCGGAGGCCTCACCCTGATCCCGGACGGAGAGACCGAGGCCACGCGGAAAAAATACAAGTATATGACCAGCGCCTACCCCGCGCCGGCGGCCGGGGACCGGGTCGTGGTGATGCGCCTCTCTGGGACCTATGTGGTCCTCGGCCGGATCGGGACCAGCACGCCGGAAACGGAGCAGTACGTGCGACGCAGCGGCGACACGATGACAGGCGGCCTGAAAATCATAAGCGCCATGCTCTCGATGATCGCCAACTCGATCACCCTCGGGACACGACCTGAATCCAATAAGTGGTCAGCCGCCTTCGCGTTCCTGGATTCCGCCGAGAAACAAATCGGACGGCTAATGGCATTTCACGGATCAAACGGGACCGCGGGGATCCAGATGTACGGAGAGCAGCCGATCAACGGAACAACAAAATACAACTATCTCGGGCTGTACATGAGTGACGAAGGAGCCGGGGTCGTTGACATGAATTACCCGGCGGCCTGGCGGAAGGCCCTCGGGCTCGGCAACACGGATGGGGCGCTGCCTCTCACCATCGCGCAGGGCGGAACCGGGAACACGTCCGTCGATACCACACCTACAGCCGGCAGCAGCAAGATGGTTACGTCGGGCGGGGTCAAAACCGCGCTCGACGGAAAGGTCAGCAAGACCGGCGACACGATGACGGGTGACCTCAACCTTAAAAGCACCAGTCACACCATTGGAACAGCGCCGTCCGCCACGGCATCGGACCGCAGGCTCTATTTCAGAGATCTTGCCGGCACCGTATTGGGGAAGCTCCAGAATATCTTCACGTCAGCCAATGCCATCGGTATGCAGCTTGGGGCGCAGCGAACCGTAAACGGCTCCCTCATAGAGAATAACGTGAGCCTGTATGTAAATGAGGACGGAACGCGGAGCGTGGCGGTTACGGAGGCCGCAAAGTGGAGGGCCGCCCTCGGGCTCGGAAGCAGCGGCGACCTTCCCCTGACCATCGGGCAGGGCGGCACGGGCGCGACCGGGCTCGTCAAGGTGACGGGGTCGTCGGGCATTTTCAGCTCCGTCGCATCCGGCTTCAGCGTGTCAGACGCGGTCTATGCGCAGTGGGGCAAGATGGCGATGGTCTCGGTATTATTAGTCCCGTCGGCCGCGGGAACGACAACGAACTGGAAGACCTGGGCAACGCTCGCGTCCGGGAAACGGCCTGCGGCAGAAATCGCCGCAGCCTGTTCGGCGACGACCTACTGCCTCATCGGGACGGACGGCGCGATCACGCTCTCGCTCAAAGAGAGCGCGAACGTCGGCTACCGCGTGAGCGCGACCTACCTGCTGGCGTAAGCAATCAAACGGAAAGAAGGGGGAAACTATATGGCTTTGAATGTGACCACGGCGGTGTTCGCCGAAAACTGCAACACCGCAACCGCGTCCCCGTCCCTCGCCCAGTGGGACACGGAACAGGTCCTGCAGATCTCAGGCATTGAGCTGCCGGACAGCTACAAGGTCGAATTTTCGACCGTGTACACCCGGAACGCGATCCCGGAGATCGGCGACGCGTCCGGCGTCGCGATCCCGAACGAGCTGCTGCAGCGCTCGGCGCCGATCACGGCATACGTCGTGCTCTACGGTGAGAACGGAGGCCGGAACCGGGAATACTGGATCACGATCTACATCACGCCGGGGCAGCCGCCGGAGACGATCACGCCGGATCCTGCGCAGGCGGACGTGATCGATGAGGCGATCGCAGCCCTCAACAGCGGCGTGGCCAGGACGGAAGCCGCAGCAGAAGCGGCGGGAGTATCTGCCGGGGAGGCGGAGGCAGCGGCGGAGGCCGTGCAGAACCTCAGCGTGGCCGCGGAGACTCTGGCCACTGGGGAACCGGCCACGGTGGAGAAGACCGTGGACGAAGAGACTGGAGCCGTGACATTGAACTTCGGGCTCCCCCGTGGCGCCAAAGGCGATCCGTTGACCTATGAGGACTTGACGCCGGAACAGAAGGCAGAGCTGGTGCAAGGGCCAATCCTCGAAGCTCAGGATGCAGCGGTCACAGCGGTCAGGAACGCCAGGGCGAGTGCGGTCGATGCGGTGGGATCAGCCGGCACGACGCAGGTCAACGCGGTGAACCAGGCGGGTACCACGCAGACCGGCGCAGTGAATCAGGCGGGCGCGAATCAGGTGGCCGCAGTCAACCAGGCGGGGACAAACCAGGTGCAGGCGGTGGAGGATAAAGGCGCCGAAGTGCTCGAGCACATCCCCCCGGATTACACCGATCTGGTGGATGACGTCGCTGACTTAAGTCGCAAATTAAATGACGAAACTACCGGCCTTGACTCCAAAGCTCCTGTCATCCTTGAGACGGTCAGCGGTGCTATCGCCAGCTTTTCCGACGGCGCAAACGGTATGCCCATCAAGAAGCTGGTGGCTCAGATCGAGCCGGTGCAGGATTTGCATGGGTATGATCATCCGTGGCCGGCCGGTGGCGGGAAGAATAAGCTCCCAAACAATGTATCGCCGCGCACATATAGCGGCATCACTGTCGAAGTCTTGAATGACGGAAGCGTGAAGCTGTCTGGCACAGCAACAGCAAACGACTCCATCGACATTTACAGAAACTTGAGCGCCATGCCGGATGAGCTGATAGGCAGTAGCGTGGTGGTTTCCGTTGGAAACGTAGTCGACCGCTTTGAGGTTTTCGTTTCGACCAATGGGTCCAGCTTTGACACGCTGATTGCAAGTATGGCTCAATCCACTTCTGCAACAAACACCGTCCCGTCTACCGCTGTCGGCCTGCTGGCGCGTGTCTATGTGACCAGCGGAGTCACCTACAACACAACGATTTATCCAATGATCCGCCTCGTCTCCGAAACCGACGCCACGTTCGCCCCCTACTCCAACGAATGCCCGATCAGTGGATGGACGGGATTGAGCGGGGCGAGAACGGGCGGGAATTTAGCTGATCAGTCCAAATTTAGAAATGGTAATTATGACGGCAATGGAGTGTGGTTACCATCGGGTGGAGACAGTAAATCAACTGATTTTATTCCAGTAAAGCCCAATACTGTATATTCAACAGCAATTATCGACAATAACAATAATTATTTGAATAATCTTGTTACTGTTCAATTCGATAGTCAATACAACTATGTGCCAAACAGTTGGAGTTCATCCGCAAATATAACAACTTTCATCAATGCGGCTTTTGTTGTGGCTCGTAACTTTGCATCGCAATCAGATGTAGTTGGAAGGAATAGTTTCAAATACGTTGTTGTTGAAGGTGAAAACGCCGCAGATTATGACTCGCAGAAAGATGAACATATCTCCGTTAACTGGCAAGACACAGCTGGCACGGTCTACGGCGGTACGCCGGACGTGATCAGCGGGAAGATGGTAGTGGATAGGGCGATGGTGGATTTGGGAACGCTGACGTGGTACGAAGCGATTGCACCTGACAGGAGTAAGCGATTTCGTGCGTCTGTTACAGGTATAAAACGCATTGATGATCCAACGACGCTTGCTCCTCTTGTGTGTAGCGCCTACCCGACAAAAACTGCGAACCAAACTTACGTTGGCACTCTTGGCATCTCTTTGCAACATAATACCAATGATATTTATATCTATGACCCTGAGAAAGAGTCGTTTTCTGTTGCAGATTTCAAAACTGCTATGTCTGGTGTCCAGCTCGTTTACAAACTTGCCGAACCCGTCACCTACCAGCTCACCCCGCAGGAAGTTACCACGCTCCTCGGCAACAATGTGGTGTACACGGATGTCGGCCCGGTAAGCGTGGAGTACACGGCTGATACAAAGCTCTACATTGACAACAAGATCACTCAGGCAATTGCCGCCGCACTTAATGCATAAGGAGGATTGAACCATGAAAGAATTTCTTGAATCCATCATCAGAACCGGCAATTACAAGCTCTCCGACATGGAAGAGCGCATCTACAAGCTCTTTGCAATGGGTAAGCTGGAAGAGGCAGATGTGCCTGAGCTTCTCAGCATGGCGGCTGAGTACGCCAGAGACGAAAAGCAGATTGACGTTGTGGCGATCCTTGCCGACCTTGAGAAGCGCATCGAAGTCCTTGAATCCGCTGGCATCCGTGTGTGGGTTAACGGCATGACAACGGCAAAAGGCCAGACGGTCTTGTATGCCATCCTCAAACCGGAAGACACCACGCTCAGATATTGCCGGTACGATGGCGGCAGAGCATCGACCGCACTTTCTCCCGGCAAGATTGACGGATGGGTGGTGCTGGCAAGCGCTGGCGGCGAGGTCACTCACAGGGTCGAGCATGACACCGACGGCAAGATCATCCTTGTTCCGGTTAATGAGGTCACTGAGCCAGAATCCTGACGTAAACTTAAAGGATGTGAGTGCTATGAGCAAAGAGGTTGCAGACAAAATAATATCCGCCATCAACGCAGTTGTTTCAGAAGTGATTTGCGATAGTGACATACCGGGAATAGAGCAACTTGATCTATACAATAAAATCAAAAAAATTGTTTATGGCGAAGTCACTTAACGGCCTAATTAGGTGATTCAGGAACCCAAATATTGACCGGGAACACCGAGCATGATAAAATGAAGAAGGGGCGAGACTTAATAGCCTCGCTCCTCCAACCACGGGATGATGGCCTTTGATAATGCCCACGCTTTGGATCGTTCTTCATCTGTGCAATACTTGTCGAGCCTTGCATAGACATCTGGTGGCAGTGTGCAGCTGAACTTGACGAACTTCTCTGCTTTCTGCTTTTCCGAACCAAACCGGGGTCGGCCTCGCTGAGTTTCTTTCTCAGTCATAGGGCATCACCTCGACAACATTCTATCATGACTGTCAAGGAGGAAGCTATGACAAATGAAGAGGCTTATGAGCGGATAGCAAAGATGGTGTTTTCAGATGGTGATGATGCTGTAGCTATTGGAATGGCTCTTGGATGTATGATATATTCACGCAATATCAGCAAGCTTCCTGACTGCAACATCTGCCAGAGAAAAATAACCGGCTGCGAGTATCTGCCACGGTATGGAGAATACACAAGAATCAACTGCCCGCATTACCAGCCAGAGCAACATTTATCACCGGCCGCGGATTATGCAGACAATCAACTGCTTGCACCGGCATGATAGTCACTTAAATTGGTTTTCGGGCATGGGCTGAAAAGGCCAGTAAATACTGGGGTTTTCGGGCCTCGAATTTTGACAGGCCTACTAAAGTGACAAACGCCAAGGCAATTTCACATTGATAAGGAGGGGACGCCGTGACGATCGAGGAAGCAAAGGCGAAGCTCGTGGCCTGGTGCAACGCCCAGGTCGGAACCCGAGAGGGCACGAACAATTACAACAAATATGCAGCGGACCCGCGGATCACGCGGCTGCTGGGCTGGGACGCGCAGAACCAGCCCTGGTGCGACCTTTTCACGGATGAGGCGTTCATCGACGTCTTCGGTCTGGAGATTGGGGCCGCGATGACCTACCAGCCGATCGGATCCGGCAGCGCACTCTGCAGCGCGTCCGCGCAGTTCTTCAAGAACGCCTGGGCCTGGTCCAGGCGTCCGGAGGTCGGGGACGTGGTCTTCTTTTTCGTCTCCGGAGGGATCAATCACCAGGGCATCGTGACCGGCGTCTCCGGCAACACGATCACGACGGTGGAGGGCAACAGCTCCGACATGGTCGCCCGGCGGACGTATCAGATCGGGGCATCCAACATCGCCGGCTACGGTCGGCCGAAGTGGGCCCTGGCCGCCGCGGTGTCCGGAACGGACACCGGCAGCCAGGACGCGGCCGCGCCGGATCCCGCGGCGGCGCAGTCTGATAAGGACACAAATGTCCCCGGCAAAACCTGCGACGTCACGCTGCCGGAGCTGCGCCAGGGCGACACAGGCAAACCGGTGGAGCGTCTGCAGACACTCCTGATCGGCAGGGGCTACTACTGCGGCGGGCGCATCTACGGCGGCCGGGAGCAGCCGGACGGTGAGTTCGGACCGGCCACGGAAGTGGCGGTCAAAGATCTGCAGCTGGCGGCAGAGATCAGCCAGAACGGCGTGGTCGGATCAGACACATGGTCCGCCCTGATTAATTTGTAAAGAAGGGAGCAGAGGCTATGAGTCTCGAGGTCATCAGTATGATCCTGCAATTTTTAAGTTTGATCACATCATTCGCGGCGGCGGCTGCGATCATCATCAAACCGATCCGCGAGAAGCTGTTCGACACCAAACGCACCCAGGAGGGGCAGCGCTGCATGTTGCGGGCCGAGATGCTGTCAATCTATTACCGCGGCCAGGATGCCGGCGGAAAGCTGAGACAGTACGACTACCAGAACTTCGTCCTGTTGTATGCAGCCTATAAGGCGCTGGACGGCAACAGCTTCATTGACACCATCAACGAAAAAGTTAAGAATATGGAGGTTATACAGTGAACGACATCATCCAGCAGTATCTGACCCAGATCATCCTCACCATCTTCCTCGCGCTTGCGGCCTACCTGGGCGCGCAGGCGAAGAACCTGTGGAAGAAATACGTCAACACAGAGATCAAGCAGAACGTCATCCGGTCGACCGTGCGCTACATCGAACAGGTCTACAAGGACATCCACGGGCCGGAGAAGCTCGCCCAGGCGATGGCCAAGGCCTCGGAGATCCTCCAGGGCTACGGGATCACGATCTCGGAGTCTGAGCTTGTGGCCATGATCGAGGCGGCCGTTAATGAGTTTAACAATGCCTTCGCCAAGACGGCAGTCGGATCCGGGAAACATGAGACCGGTGCACCGGCGATCACACCGGCGGCAGCTGAGCCGGAGCCGACGGCCACGCCGACCATGGAAGAGATCATCGCGGATCTCAAAGACACGGAATAACGGAAAGAGCAAAGCCCCGCACGGAATCCCGTGCGGGGCTTTGGTTTGCTGGATCTCCGGCGGTGTTATCCGGCTACGATCTTGTCGATGTAGGCGCTGGCGCTGATCCCAAGCTCGGCGGCCTTGCGCTTGATGGTCTCCACCGTGGCCGCGCTCAGACTGTAGCAGACCTGGATCCGGCTGTCATCCTCAGAGACCGCACCGAAGACGGCCTCGAAGACATCCGCCTCCAGGTGCTCTTCGGACCAGTCGCGGGCCTCGGCGAAGGACATGGGCATGATGCGCGCGCCGCCGGACCACTCATTCTGGCCAACCGCCTCGGCGTACTTCGTCGCCGGGCCGCCTTCCCCGTGGAGGAAGAACTCGCCGGTCTTCTTCCGGTAGAGCGTCTCCTCCATGTGGCCGAAGTCGCCCCAGTGTCCGGCGTTCGCCCAGGAGCCAAGCTCCCGGGCGGTGTCTGTGTCGTAAACTTTCCCGCTGATGATTTTCTTCATTGTGCTGTTCCTCCTTATTTCTTGTATTCTGCCATGGCGCCGCGCAGGAACATGCGGGCCGTCTTCGTCATCTGCCAGAGGTCGATCCACCATGCGGCGGAATCCTTATTATCGAGCCAGGCGCGGAAAGCTGCGAACTCTTCCGTCATGCTGGTGTTCCCCATTGCGTCCAGGGCCGTGAAGATGTTCGCTTTGATCTCTTCCGCCCATTTAACCTGTTTCTCAGTGCCTTTCATTTTATTGTCTCCCTTCGTTTGATGTGAGTAAAGTATAACATAGAGTTTATATAAAGTCAATAGGAAAAGAGAGAAAATATAAAATAAATTCCCGCACGAGATCCCGTGCGGGGCTTTGGGTTTGGATGCAATAGCGGGTGCAACGGGAAAACAGTAATGGACAGAGAGGAACAGAGAACGATTGACGCCACTCAAAACGACCGGCGCTGCTCTCCCCTGCCGCAGATCGTTTTGCAGGGGTCGGCGGAATGTTGGATTGCCGCAAAAAGTTCCCGGGAAAAGCAAAAACCACGGTATAAACCGTGGTTTTTGTGGTGGACGATACAAGACTCGAACTTGTGACCTCCCGCACGTCAAGCGGATGCGCTACCAGCTGCGCCAATCGTCCTGGTGGAGATAAGCGGGATCGAACCGCTGACCTCTTGAATGCCATTCG